AGTCAATCACGAGGTAACAGGCACTTTTACCTTGGATGAAGGGGGGACTGTTGCATTAAAGCGTGTGTATCGTGAGAAGTACTCATCCCCTCGTGGTGGCGAAGTCACTATGACAGGCCATACGACAGACTACTTTGTCGATGGGGTTCCTAAAAAAGAAAAGGAATATAAGGAGATTGTAAATTCATTAGTTGATGAAAATATTTTCAAATTAATTACTAATCCGTTGTATTTCAACGAAACATATTCCTGGCAGAACCGCAGAAAGCTATTACTTGAGATGTGCGGAGATATATCAGATGAGGATGTTATTGCAGAATATAGTGAGCTAAAAGCATTGACTGATATCTTATCCGGCCATAGTGTAGACGATCATCGAAAGGTAGTAGCTGCTAAGAAAACCGCCATCAATAAAGAGCTGGATATGATTCCAGTTCGAATTGATGAGGCCTTACGAGGGAAGCCTAGTATTGATACTCCTCGAGATGTTCTTATTCAGGAGATTAGCTTAGCAACTACAACGCTAGAAGCTCTAGAGGCAGACAAAGCATTATTAGTGAATGGACATGCGGTTGTTGATACTAAAGCGGAGCTTAGAGATGTACAACGTCGATTGATGGCTCGTGAAAGTGAACTGCAGATGGAATATAAAAAACAATCTGCATTAAAGTCGAATGAATACGATATGGTTGTATCTGAACTTAACAATCTATCTTCTAAGGTTGAGAACACTAAGCATCGTCTTGATACATCCAATAGGGATATTCAGCGTATCGAGAGCGTTATTAACGAGCTAATGCATCAACGTCAGCAGGTCAACGAGGATGCATTTGTAATGGATATCGATGAGAATTGTCCAACCTGCGGACAAAAACTTCCTACAGAGCAAATTCAAGCTGCACGTGAAAAAGCTGAAACGAATTTTAACCTTAGAAAATCTAAGCGATTAGAAGAAATTAATCAGTCTATTGAACTGAAGTACCAAGACATTGAGAATATTAAAAAGAGAGATGCCAGCTTAGAGCCTATTGAAACATTAGAGGCCCTTATTAAGGCGAAGGAACTCGTCAAACAAACAATAACTGATGAGATTGGAATGCTAACAGCGCCGGTGCTTGATGATGATTCTGTATATGCTGATTTAAAGACAGAAGAGTTCATGCTGCAGATGAAACTTGATGAATCTAACACAGATCATTCTGAAGAAATTGCAGAAATAGATAAACGTATTGCTACAACGAAAGAACATCGCTTTAACCTTGAAACTGAATTGAATAAATACGAAGAGGCTAAGCGGATTGATACTCGTGTAGCGGAACTAGAAAGTCAGCAGGCTGAATTAGCAGCAGAAAAATCAAAGTTGGATGAGGCCTCATATCTAATGGATGAGTTCATCAAAGCTAAGGTCAATATGCTAGAAGATGTTATTAATTCGAGATTCAAACTAGCACGATTCAAGATGTTTAATGTTATGTTGAATGGCAATGTTGAGGAATGTTGCGAAACTACCTATAAGGGAGTTCCGTATCGCAGCATGAATAATGCTGCACGGATTAATATAGGCCTTGATATCATCAACGCATTAACTAGCTATTTCAAAGTGAATGCTCCAGTGTTTATTGATAATGCGGAAGCCGTGACTGAATTCGTTCCAGTTAATAGTCAAACGATTAAGTTGATCGTTGATGAATCAGAACCACAATTAGTGGTTAAGGAGGTGTAAATATGAACGAAATAATGAAAGTATTTAATAATTCAGAATTTGGTGAAATTAGAACTGTGATTAAAGATGATGACATTTACTTTGCCGGAAAAGATATTGCCGAAGCGTTGGGTTATAAAGATACTGTCAACGCATTAAAAGCACACGTTGATGAGGATGATAAGCTGACATGGCGAATCACCACCTCAGGTCAAGCTCGAAATATGACTGTAATAAATGAATCCGGAGTATATGCTTTAGTGTTTGGCTCTAAGCTTGCGAATGCAAAACAATTCAAACGGTGGGTTACTAGCGAAGTACTTCCTGAGCTCCGTAAGACGGGGTCATATTCTTTAACTATCCCAAAGACATTGCCTGAAGCCCTTAGAGCGTATGCTGATGAGGTAGAATCACATAATGCAACGAAAGCAATTGTAGCACAACAAGAACAGCAGATTGCGGAGTTTAAACCGGTTAAGGATTACGTAGATAAAATTCTATCAAGTAAATCCTGCTTAGCGATTACTCAAATTGCAGCTGACTATGGCCTTAGTGCTCAAGAGTTAAATAAAATTTTGCATGAAGCTGGTCTACAACGTAAGGTCGGTGATCAATGGATTCTCTATAAGCAGCATATGGCTAAAGGGTTTACAAAATCAGAAACGTTTACATTCTGCAGAAGTGATGGACGTTTAGATTCTAAAATCACGACTAAGTGGACGCAAAAAGGCCGTTTAGAAATTCATAATATCTTAACTAAATTAAACATCCACGCTGTATGTGAAGACGTAGCATAGGAGGCATACAATGGCAAATGAAATAGCAACTAGAAGTAATACTAATTTACCTGGTTTTCAATCTGCAGAAGGATTTGAACTGTTACAACGTCAAGCGAAAATGTTTACACATTCCACGCTAGTTCCTCAACAATTCCAGGGTGAACAGAATATGGGGAACGCGATTATTGCACTGGAGATGGCCACTCGAATGAATGCATCACCTTTAATGGTTATGCAAAACTTATATATCGTATATGGTAATCCAGGCTGGTCATCTAAATTCTTAATTGCAACGTTTAATCAATGCGGCCGTTTTGAAGCTATTAAATATAGACCCACTGGTGAAAAAGGGACAGACTCTCAAGGTATTATTGCTTATACTCGGGAGAAAGGCTCAGATGAAATTATCGCTGGTCCTGAAGTAACTATCGCACTAGCCAAGCAAGAGGGTTGGTACGATAAAAAAGGCTCTAAATGGAAAACGATGCCGGACCAAATGTTACGCTACAGGGCTGCAGCTTGGTTGATTAGAACCACAGCACCTGAAATTTCAATGGGCTTACAGACTGCAGATGAAATTATCGATGTTGAAGGCAAGGTTGTTGATACTGCAGATGTAGTTGCAGAAACAATAGAAAAGAATGCTAATAGCGAAGTAATCGATATTGAGCCTACTCCTACAAGTGAATTCTTAGATCCTGAAACAGGCGAAGTCGTCAATATGTTTG